GAGTTCGCAGTATTGGAGTAAGTCAACTATATTCTCGTTTTTAATAGGATAATTTTTTTCTATCTCAACGATAAGAGGTAATACCTCACTTAATTTAATTTGTACAGCTTTATCTGTAATATTTTTGCTAATAGCAGTTAATTCTTCTTTTAATTGTTGGATTCTATTATTATAGAATGTTCTTAATTTTGGAGTTGAATCAACTGAAGTGATAAATTCTTTAAGTACCTCTTTTTGTGAAGGGTAAAGATCAGAGTATTTACCATTAAATTTTTCTAATAAGATCTTATAAGTTAACATTCTTACGTCATGATCATATGTTTGAAATTCTTGTAAAACTTCGTCTTTAACTTTTTCCTGGTTAACAGGTCCTAGTGTAAGATGTTCTAGGATTGTATATTTGTTAGATACAATTTGATCTGGACTGATTAATTCAGATGATTGTTGTGCTTCAACTAATGTGTAAAAAGCAGCTTGCGTTTTATAATTAGGAAGTTTTGTTTTAAAGAACTCGTCTAAATTATAGTGCTTTTTAATCTCGTTAATAAGATTATATTTTTCTCTTTTAAGAGTTTTTCTATTAAGCTTATTAGCTGATTCTAATAGGGTTTGGATAAATAGATTTGAACGAGTTTCGTTTAACTTTTTACTTTTAGTTAATGTCTCGTATAATTTAAGTTCTTTACCTAATTCGCTTTTTACGAAAAATTTCTTAATAATATTTAACGCGGGAGATTGACCACCGTTAAGGGTGTCTGCTGTTACTTGACGTACCAGCAATTCAAATAGAATACCCGTATTTTTATATTTCGAATGTTTAATATTCATTCCTATTAGGATTTATTATAAATATATTAAGATATTTAATCAGTCAAATTAGACTCATCTAGCAACGATTCTTTTGCTTTATCGTTTTCAAATACTAGCTTCTTTTGAAGACCTTCTAGTAAAGTTTTGTTTTTAGCTAATTCAATTTTAGTAGCTTCTAACGCTAAAGGTGAACCACCTTTAAAATTAGTTTTAATAGATACTTCAGTATCGTCTACTTTCATGTCTTTTTTTCCTAGTCTATCTTTACCAAAATTATCATCTTGGGTATTTCTATTAGATGATTTCTCTTCAGGACGACCTAATTCTTTTTTCTCATCATACCCATCTGGTAATGAATTATCTTGGTATCTTTCTCTACCGTATAAAGATGCTAAATCGTGTGGTGTTCCGTATGAGCGACCTGTTTCAACTGGGTCATTACCTTCTTCAGCAATTTGGGTATTACGGAAAGCACGTTTTTGGTCCTGAATGATCAGATCTCTATATTCATCGTACTGGTCTTGGCTAAATTGGAATACATTATCGTAAATCCAATCTGAAGGGATAATCTTGGTGTCTAGCATATCTTTAGCTAGAGTTACTTTTTCTTTCAATAATGCAATTTTTTCTTGTTCTGCAATAATTGAAGGAGTAGTTAAAGTTAGTTCAAAATTTGTTAATTGCTCACCATCATACCCTTGAGTATAAAGGTGTACTAAAGCAATCTTGTATAATTCAGATAATAAAATTCTTTGAATGCGATCAATTGTACGAGCAAAACGAATATCTTCAGCTGCTAAAGTAGCTTTACCAGTTAAGTCTTTTTCGTAGCCCATAAATGCTTTAGGTACCTTAAGAGCAGCAAATAATTTATCTCTTAGGTAAGCAACGTCTTCAATACCATTATATTCTAGACCTTTTGTAGTATCAATTTTAGTTGCGGTATCATTACCTCTTACTGGGATATAGAAATCTTCAAGTAAGTTTTGCATATTATACTTTAAGTTATATTCACCTGTTTTTTCATCCATCAATGGAGTTTTCTTCATTGTGGTAATAGTTTTTTGCATAAATGCTTCAACTTCTTGAGGTGGAATATTACCTACGTTAATGTAGAAAATACGTTTTTCTGGGGCGCGAGCAATTCTATGGATAAGCATCGCGTCTTCCATCAACACATATTGCTTGAATAGACGGCGTGCTGGTTCTAGATAAGAACGACCATATGGAAGATAGTTCACATCAGTTAATAAACGGAAGTGAGCTATCTCGTAATTATCAAATACAATTTGATTATCAGTAGGTTTAGTGTTTGGAGTTGAATAATAACCTGAACCACCAGTGTAGTAACCATCTGGGGAATAAAGGAATTGAACCTTAGCTGGGTTTTGCATATCAAAATTCTCACGTCTTTGAATATGATATGCTGTGTAAGGAATTACATTATAAACTCCGTACTTTTCTGCAATTTCTAGTTTTAAAAAGAAATCACCATACTTACACATTTGACGAGTCCAAGACCAAAGATTGAATTCAATGTTAAGTACATCATAGAATAAGTTATAAAGAATTTTCTGGATGTCATCGTCACTACTTCTAATTTGGAGTACCTCTCCCATATCATTCTTTAGAGTACATTCGTCAGATATAATATCAAGAGCAGATGCTATAATTGCATCAGTATCCATTGTATCGTAGTCACTATATAAGTAAGTTCTAAGGTACTGATACTGTAAATTAAACTGCTGACCTAAAAGAGATGTAGCAGCTGGGTTAGTGTAGATTTTTCCAAATCTGTCTACTAAAGAGTTTGTTTGGAACTCACCACTAGTTTGAATATGGTCTGTGTCAACTACTTTGAGTTGACTGCCTCCTTCATTTCTGATAACTACATCAGTTGAAAAAAGTCTTCTTAATCTTGAAAATAAACTAGTATCAGCCATTTTTTACTTTATTATTATAAATATCAAAGAAGCCAACGGAGGTCTTCTTGTTGGTTTCCTATTTTTTGTGTGTATGGGTTTTGAACAGCATTGCCTGTGTATACTCCTCCTTGAGTTTTTGTCATACTACCTAGGGCAGCACGAGTCATGTCTAAACCTTGTTGTTGAAATTTAAGTGAGGTATCTCTTAAAAACATTCCAATACCAAATGACATTACTAAGTCATCATTGTATCCTCCTTGTGCTTCTGGACGTCCGTTTTTCCAAATGAATACTTTCATTTCTTCTAGCAAACGTTTTGATTGAATTGTTACAGAATGATCTCCAACATATTCTCTAAATTTGTTTACTACTAAAGGTCTGGTTTTTAAGGACATTGTAAAACCAGGAGTTAAATTATTACCAAATTCATATCGGTTAAAATACGAATCAGCTGTTACTAAGTCACTCTTAGGTGACTGATAGAAGTTCTGATATCCGCGTTCTATGATAGTTTCTATAGTTGCCCAACCTACTGATGCGTTTTCTACTACTAGTAAAGCATTATTGTATTCGGAGGCTAAACCTACAAGAAAATGTCCAAATTCTTTTGGTGATAATTGTCCTTTATATTCAGCAACTTGTGTATTGGTTTCGATATCCATTACGTGACATGCCGAAAAGTCTCTACCATCGCCTCTAGCTACGTCAGCTACTACCATGTAATCTCGCGTATAAGAAGCAGGTTCCCACACCCATAGGTTTTTATCTGCTCCGCGTCTTTCAACCGGTGCTTTAATAGTTGTTTGAGTTATAAATTCAATCCATTCAGGGTAAAATACTGTTTCACCTGAGGTACTAAAGTCACAGTCACATTCTTGTGCTGCCATTCTAGGATTACCTAGAAGTTCATCTTGTCTCTTTCTCCACGCTTCGTCCCTCTCCGGGTGTACGTACCAAGGTAACTTGATAGGTAAAAAGTCGTTCTCTGCTGCTTCCGCTCTCACCCATGTCTGGTGAAACCAGTTTCCAGTTCCATAAGGGGTTGAGAGTACTATTGCTCCACCACCCGTTGCTAGTGTTTGTTGTGCTGATGCCCATATTTCTCCAATGTTTTCAATGAATGCGGCCTCATCCACTATCAGCAAAGATACTGCTTCTGATCGACCAGCGTCGCCCGCTGCTGATACTGCTTTGATTTGAGAACCGTTATTCAGTCGTAACGTTAATTTGTTATTTTCTTCTGCTGGTACTTTGAGCCATGAAGGTAAATTCTCGTACATGAATTTTACCTTGGTTACCATGTTTTTAGCTGTTTCTTGCTTTGTAGCTAAACAAAGTACGTTTTTGTCTTTGTGGAATATCATCCACCAAAGTGAATATCCTGCTGCTAGAGTTGAGATACCTAGTTGGCGGGATTTAAGTATGATGGAGTATGGATTATCTTTCCACAGATTAAGTATCTTACCTTGGAAAGGGTATAAATTAAAGATAACACGGCCACGTTGGGGGTGTTGAATGTAACAATATTTACGCATAAAGTGTGCTGGGTCTTGGGCACACTTAACATATTCTTGTTGAATTATTTTCCTTAAATCCGGATCACTCATAATATTATAACTGGATTACTGTGAACATAGCAACTATACCGCTACCAAATCCAATCAGTGCACCATTCCAAAACTTTACTCTTTTAGCTTGCTTTAAAGCTTTTATTTCACTTTCTTTTAGTTCAATAACCTCACCTAAAGTAGTTATTTCAATGTCTTTAT